AAATTACATTGTATGATTGAAAATCATGCAGAGGATTTCTTACATAATTTCTTGTGAATAAATTTGTAATTGTATGCTTTTTCTTTTTACCTGTACCTGTGTCTGTTGTTTTTTTATTATCTACATCTAAATGTGTTTCTGCATCCATAGAACCAGCAGTTCCAGAAACTGAAGTATAAGCACTTGAGGTTTGACCTCCGCCGTTTGTAACTGTTATTTTTTCATCATTGATCTTTGTTGATTTTATTTTTTTATCAGGAAGAGGCATCTTATACTCCTAGTATTTGTCTAAGAGCAGGTCCTTGAGGAAGATAAATTTCTACGCCCGATACGAGATCATATACAGGATCTGAAATAGTGTCCATGTTGCGTTGAGCAAATACCCACCATAATTTTTGATTGCCGTAAAGATCATAAGCCAACAAGTCTGGTCTGTGATTGTATTGAGGTTCTACTGTATAAAGTATGTCATCTGGTTTGGCTGGAATTGGTCTGATCGTTAACAGATCAAGATATTGATCATCAACTATTTGTGTAGAAGCATACGGACTTGATGAATTATAAACTGTCATTAAATAAATCCATCTCCTTTCAATCCACCATTCTTAACATAATCTTTCAAATTGAATTGCGTTTGTTTTGTTCTACTGTACTGCGGAACAACACCAATTGTTAATAAACTTTCTGTTGGTGCCCAAGCATATTTTCCCGAAGATGTATCTGATGTTACATCACCAGTATCTACTGCCGTGGATCCGCCTACGTTTAATTTTGTACTGACGTAATCAACTTCTCTTTTCAAATCAAACTGAAAGTTTGTGATTATAACCGGCACATTGTTAAAAGTGAAATCTCCATAACCATTCAGGTAAACCACTGGTGGTGGTTGTCCTCTGTCTGGTGATTGTCCATATGCCATTTTGGTCATCGTTCTTAAGTAATGAACTGCCGCCACCCAATATTGTGCTTCTTGTTGATTTTGTACATAAAAGTCTGCTGTGATGGTCATCTGATCCACACGTGAATTTTCATAAGCATAAAAAGGATAGTTGGTGTGAACTGGTTGCATCGGATTCCAGTTAGCACTGTGTCCTACCAAAACTGTTGGTGTATAAGGAAAAACTAATTTATTGCCTGTTGTTTTCAAAGGATCTAACAATGTTGATGATCCAGACATTATAGTTTTAACATTTTGAGGAATCGATAAACTCACACGCCAATCTAAATCTTCAGGACCTTGTTGTTTACCGCCAGCGTTCCAAGTTACTTGAACTGGACCTGCTTTTAGATCTATTTTAGCATCAGTAAACTTTGATAGTTGACTTTTCATTCTTTTGGCTTTGCCTGCCAATAAATTTGTAGCACTGTCCAGTGTTTTACCTAATGTGTTTGCTCCTGTGTCCAGAAATCCTTGAAGGTTTTTTGCTATGTCTTTGCCCTTTTGAGTGAACTCAGACACATTAACATTGTTAATGCTGTCCACTGCTTGTTTCAGAAAATTGTCGCCAAAAGCCATTTGTTATACTCCTACATTTATTTATTGACAAAATTAACTGAGTAGTTTATAATGAAGAGATATATAAAAAGGAATACTAATGAAAAAAGTCAATTATCTTAATAATAAAGACCTTTTGGAAGAAATTCACAAGTCTAAAACGTCATTTTGTAGTTTTACAGACGATGCTTATTCCAGTTATGATCTGATTGTTAAAAATGTAGATGCAATAAACATAAGATCTGTGGCCCAAGCCAAAAGAAACAAAGCCAAGAAATTAACACAGCAAGAGTACGAAAAACGCAAAGCCGCTAATCCCAAGACCAAACTGAGCGAATGCGAGATAGATTATCGTAAAATAGACAAGGATGATCTGGTGTTCAGAGTGATGACCTATGAGCACGTGCCAGATGAACCTGGCAGAAAAAGAAATCCTAAAACAGTGGCAGATGGCAAGATCAAAGTGAACTTTCCTCCATTTCAGCATTGGAAATATGATAGAAAAGGCAATTTGATTTGTGTGGGCAAAAGTCATTGGGAAGGTGGAATGCAGAATGGTCGTTTTAACAAAGAAGCCGGCAAAGCCACCAACGAATTGGCAAAAATGTGGATGAAACTGTGTGAACGATATGGTACCAGAGGTAACGTGAGAGGTTACACGTACAATGACGAAATGCAGGGACAAGCCATACTGCAATTGGCACAGATTGGTTTACAGTTTGATGAATCCAAATCTAACAATCCATTTGCTTATTACACAGCGGCAGTGACCAATTCATTTGTGAGAATAATCAATATCGAAAAAAGAAATCAAAACATAAGAGATGACATTTTAGAATTGAACAACATGATGCCTAGTATGACCAGACAAACTTCTGGAGACGCATCTATGCCTCACAAAGCAACCAAACCTGCACCGAAAACTAAAACGGTTAACAAACGTAAAAAATAGAGTTGACAAATACAACTTTTTCGTTTATTCTATAGGAAAGTAGGAGATTATTTTGTTCAAGAAATTAGCGGTGTTTACCGATATACACTTTGGATTGAAATCCAATTCAAAATTACACAACGACGATTGCGAAGAATTTATCGATTGGTACATTGCTCTAGCCAAGGAGCATGGTTGCGAAACAGGAATGTTTTGCGGTGACTGGCATCACAACAGAAACAGTGTGAACATAACCACTATGGATGCTTCCATTAGATGTTTAGAAAAGTTAGGCAAAGCATTTGAAAACTTTTATTTCTTTCCAGGTAATCACGATTTATACTACAAAGACAGCAGAGACATTCAGTCCACAGAGTTTGGAAGATTTATTCCAGGTATCACCATGGTGAACGAGATCACAAAGATAGATGATGTGGTGATGGTGCCTTGGTTAATAGGCAATGAATGGAAAAAAGTGGGTAAAATGAAATGCAAATATATGTTTGGGCACTTTGAATTGCCAAACTTTTTTATGAATGCCATGGTGGAAATGCCTGACACAGGCGAACTGCGAGGCAGTGATTTTGTCAATCAAGAATATGTGTTCTCTGGACACTTCCACAAAAGACAGGTCAAAAACAATATCCATTACTTGGGTAATCCTTTTCCACACAATTACGCAGATGTAGATGATGATGATCGAGGCATGATGATACTGGAACACGACAAAGAGCCTGTGTATTTCAATTGGCCAAACTGTCCCAAGTATAGAAATGTGAAATTAAGCACACTGTTAGACAAAACAAAAGAAATAATGAAAAGCAAGATGCACTTGCGAGTCACATTGGATATTGATATCAGTTTTGAAGAAGCCAGTTATATCAAAGAAACTTTTATGAAGGATTATGATTGTAGAGAAATCACATTGATTCCAAGCAAAAAAGATGAGGAAATCAATACAGAATTGGATATCACAAAGTTTGAATCTGTAGATCAGATTGTGTCCAAAGAAATTGAAACCATAGAATCAGATGCTTATGATAAAGCAGTGTTGCTAAAAATATTTAGAGATTTAAACAATGATAGTAATTAAAACACTTACAGTTAAAAACTTTATGAGTGTGGGTAATCAAACCCAAGCCATAGACTTTCAGCAAAAACTGTTAACATTGGTATTGGGTGAAAACCTAGACATGGGTGGTGATGATGCAGGATCACGTAATGGTACAGGTAAAACAACCATTGTGAATGCGTTGTCTTATGCACTGTATGGGGAAGCACTCACAAAAATACGTAAAGACAATCTTGTAAACAAAACCAACGGTAAAAATATGTTGGTCACAATCACATTTGAAAAAGACGGTAAGAATTATAAAGTAGAGCGTGGTCGAAAGCCCAACGTGATGAAATATTTTATTGACGAGGAAGAACAGGAACTTTCAGATGTAAGTCAAGGAGATTCACGTAAAACACAGGAAGATTTGAACAGAATGATTGGAATGAATCCTAAGATGTTCAAACACATTGTGGCGTTGAACACATACACACAACCATTCTTAAGTTTACACGCCAACGAACAACAGGACATTATCGAACAACTGTTAGGAATACAACTGCTGTCTGAAAAAGCAGAGATATTGAAAACTCACATCAAAAGCACAAAAGAAGATATAGCATTAGAAACCGCACGTTTAGAAGGAATAAAAATATCCAATGAAAAAGTGGAAGAAACAATACACAGTTTACAAAATAAAAGCAGTGCTTGGCAAAATCAAAACAGCACAGACATTGAAAAATTAAAAAAGAATTTAAAAGAATTAGAAGCAATTAACATTGACAATGAATTAGAAGCACATCAAAAACTGGATGACTGGACAAAATTAAATGATGCATTGAGACAATTACAAAAAGATCGTGCTGGTTTGGAAGCAACCATTGAACAAGCAGACAAAACAGCAAAAAAACTGCACACAGATTTAGAAAAATTAAATCACAAAGCCACGTGTTATGCGTGTGGACAGAATCTGCCTCAAGATAAAATTGAAGAAATGCAGAGAAAATTAGAAGAAGAATATGGTGAAGCCAACAGTTATGTGATGGAATTGGCAGATCAATTAGAAGCCACTCTTAAAGATATAAAAACTGTGGGAGATTTGACACAAAGACCGGACACATATTATGACACATTAAAAGAAGCATATGATCACAGACAGTATGTGGAATCTATCAAAACAGCATTGAACAACAAACAAGAAGAAACTAATCCATATTTGGATCAGATAGAAGAATTAAAAAATCAAGCAGTACAAGAAATCAATTGGGACACTGCCAATGCACTACAAAAATTAAAAGAACATCAAGAATTTTTGTATAAACTGCTTACAAACAAAGATTCCTTCATAAGGAAAAAGATAATTGATCAAAACTTAACCTTCTTGAACAACAGGTTGACACACTACTTGGATCAATTGGGTCTTCCACACTTGGTCACATTTAAAAATGATTTGAGTGTGGAGATCACACAACTGGGTCAAGAATTAGATTTTGATAATTTGAGCAGAGGTGAACGTAATAGATTGATATTGGGTTTAAGTTTTGCATTTAGAGATGTTTGGGAAAACTTGTATCAAAACATCAACTTGCTGTTCTTGGATGAATTGATAGATTCTGGTATGGATTCAGCAGGTGTTGAAAGTGCTCTGGCTATTCTTAAGAAAATGAGCAGAGAATCAGGCAAAAACATATTCTTAATCAGTCACAAGGATGAATTAATAGGACGTGTGAACAATGTGTTGAAGGTGATCAAAGAAAACGGCTTCACAGCATATGCTAACGACGTGGAAACTTATGACCATACAAGATGATACTCACGATAAACTCACCAAAGCATACATGGCATACTTCAAGGCAAACGAAAAGTTTGCTGAAAGGCGAAGCCTTGCTACCAAAGTAGCCGCCAGAAAGGCGCTCGCGGAAATTAGAATTTTGGCACGTCAAAGACGTAAAGAGCTGGAAGACCAATATAAAACATCACGAATTCAAAAACAGCAACAGCAAAAAAAATAATCAGTAAGTAAGTTCATGCCATGGACTTATCAAGGTAAAACACTCGACACACTGCCAGAAGACTGCGAAGGATTTGTATATCTTATTACAAATACAACCAATGGTAAAATGTATGTGGGTAAAAAACTAGCGAAATTCAAGAAGACACGTCCGCCTCTCAAGGGCAGGATAAACAAACGTAGAAGCAAGGTGGAATCGGACTGGAAGGACTATTGGGGTTCATCAGATCATCTACTTGCTGACGTGGCACAATTAGGCGAAGACAAATTCACAAGGGAAATACTGTACATCTGCAAATCAAGAGGCGTAATGAGTTATCTCGAGGCTCGAGAACAGTTCGAAAGACGAGTACTAGAATCCGACGACTACTACAATGGCATCATCAATGTCAGGGTAGGAGGTTCCCGAATCCTTAAAGAAGAATTAAAAAAGTACAACAAGGCATAACATAGCAACACAACTGATCTACGGATCCAGGAAATGCAGTCGATAAGACGTTGGGTGAATCCTGAGTTGCAAGTCAAGTGCTAACTAAGGCACAAAAGAAGATGCTCTGTGAAAAAGATACAACATCACAACTGATCACTTTGTTTGTGAAGGGTGGGTCAGTTGCCCGTGACTAATGAAGTCTGGAATAGGGAGTTGGCGGGTCACCGCTTCCGTCCGCAAGGAATTTCCTCTCACACAATGGTAGGCTCATCTCGCATGAAGCAACATACTTTACCCGTTGCTGGGTGAAGTATGGATCAACTATCTGCATGATGCACGACATAACTTCGTTATGTGATTGTTTAAATGCTTGAGCGTGAGCGAAAAGCAGAACGACGCAGTCGTTCTTAAACACTAGGATCAAATGATTCACAGTCCAACCACAAACTCTTATCAGGATCTGCTGATGTTACATGACGCAGTTTGGTATGACTCCAATTTCTAATCTCTAATTCTTTTAACACTGCATCTGAATACACGTGTATCACGTCTGGTTCTAATTTTAATATCTGTCTGATGGCATCTGGATCTGGTTTGGATTCGTATGTCTGTATCACTGTGCATTCTGGTAGGTGTGAAAAATCTCGTGCATACTTGTCTCCACGGAGCCAAGTGATTGGTCCTATTTCTTTTGAACGCAGTTTGAGTTCGTCCGCACGATGTCTCCAATGAATATTTTTTTCCGCGAAGCCCGCCTCTACGAGTCGGTCATAGGTTTTAGATCCCACTGCATACACCTTCTGGTCCAACAGTTTGGCAACACTGTGAGCATAGTGATTCACTGCTTCGATGTGTGTGATGATGAGTGGTTGTTCCGCCGCTGGCGAATGTTTTACTGGGAATGTCTTAAGACATGGAATCCACAGGTCATCTTCATCCAACTCCGATGGGCGGACAATTTGTGTGTATATCTGCATACAAGATTTATTTAAATGTATAAAAAAAATATTAAATGATGCTATTTGCTTGTAGGCACCACAGATGCAGAATATTTGATACTTTATATTATGTGGAGTACACTGTTAAAAGAACGGTTGTCCTGTTTTTTTGGCAGTGTCTAGATTGTCTTTGATCACCTTGGTCATCACTTCTCGGTCTTCTGGTGAACTGCCATACAGTTCGTCCATGGTGACTCCGCCACGCATGAACCAAGCAATTTTGGCAAGTTCTGCTTTGAAGTTTTTAACTTCGTTCTCCATGTCTGTGGTAAGTTTGATAATGTCAGAAATCGGCAGTGTTGATATCTTTAGGCGAAAAAATTTGCAGTATCGAACTGTACTGGAATTTGATATTCCTCTGGTGCTCCCTCTTTACGCTCTTCTTCACTAGACTGTACTGTGATTGTTGGCAATGCAAATGCCTGTCTTTGAATTTCTAAATGATCCAGTATGCTTTGGAAAAAATTCTTTTCAGCATTTTCTATAAAGTCTTTGATCATCGCTTTGTCTGTGACCAGTTGTCCGTCTACTTTTATCGATGCCACTGTGTCTGACACCATGCTCACATTTAAATCTGTCAGTTTGGTCAAACTTCTTTGGAATCGTTGAAGTTTTTCCTCATCAGTCATTTCATTGTTTCTGATAAGTTCTTGCACACGTGCTTCTTCAAAACTTTTGATTGCCATTTTGCTGAATTGATCGTAACTCAATGGCTGTGTGGTAACTTCCATGTTGCCCACAAACACTGTGCTTTGATATTGTGCTGATAGTAATTTGTCCAATGTGCCTTGTAAATCCAATTGATAGTCTTTTTCTATCTTTGTGCCTGGAACTGTGATGGGCACATTCATTGTGGTACCATAGGTTGCCATACGTATTGCTATCAAACAAGCATCAACATCGATGCTGGGCATCTGCCAAGCGTTTTTGATGGCTGGCACACAACTCTGTATCACAGTCACTGTGGCTTCACCGTTCAACAATGCGTCTGGTGTTTTAAAAATTAGTTCGTCTTTGGCTGTCATAGGGTACACAGCCACTTCTCCTGACTCGCCCACTTCAATAGATCCTTGTGGATAGTATTTGTATCCGCTGGGCAGTCTAATAAATTGTTTAGGTTGTCTGTAATACTTTTTTAAAGGATTACTTGGACCTGGTTGAATTTCGCTCATTTTATCTCCAATAAATACAAGAACAAAGTTTTAATAGTTCTTAATATACTCATATTTAGTGAAGTGGATTAAGTGCGTACATAATGATTGGATTTAAATACATTTTGGTAACATGGCAGAATTAGATAGAGATCAACTGGAAGCACTGGCAAAAGGCATTGGCCAATCAGGAGTTGCCACCGAAACCACATTAAGAGCATTGGTAAAAGCACTGGGCGGCGACACCGGAATGAAAGCGGTAGCACAGGCTACAGGCAAAACTGCCAAAGAAATGAAAACCATGGCATCTTATCTGCAAGATGTTAATGAAGAATTGGAAGATACCGAACAAGGATTAACTAGATTACAAAAAGTCAACAACACACTGTCTATAGGAATAGGCATAGTCACAACAAACCTAGCAGGATTGGGATCGTCGGCAAGAATGGTAGGCGAGCAATTTGGTACTGTGGGAGAAGCGTTTGGCGACACATTGGGTTATTTGATTGATAGACTTTCTGAAAACGTAGATTTTTATAGATCAATTTCTCAGATAGGCGGCACAGCAGGACAGAGCATCAGTGATCTTAGAATAGCGGCAGGAGAAACTGGATTGACTATGGGACAACTGACTGATGCTATAACTCAAGCAGGCGGTAATCTTGCTCTGTTAGGTGGAACAACAGGCGTGGGTGTAAAAAGATTTACCAACGCATTAAAAGATTTAGCACAAGGCGAAACATTTGAAAAATTTTCAGCATTAGGTTTTACAATGCAAGAGATAGCCACCGGCGCCGCAGAATATTTAGAACTGCAAACACAATTAGGTAGAACACAAACAATGACAGAACGAGAACTGTCTAGTGAAACTGCAGATTATTTGAACAACTTAGATTTACTATCAAGACTGACAGGTAAAAACAGACAAGCACTTCAACAAGAAATGCAAGAACGTGCCAAGGACGCAAGATTAAGTTTACAATTGGCAGGCATGAGTCAAAAACAACAAAGAGAAATCAACAGTGCTTTATCAATGACAGGTAATGTTTCAAAAGAAATGGAACAGAGCATTAGAAATTTAATTGCTACAGACGGTGTGGCAACCAATGCCAGAGAAGCAGGTATCATGGCAATCGATGGTATGAGAGAAGCCTTACATGGTTTGGCAAGAGGTGAATCGGGATCAGCTCAACAGTTAATGAAAGTATTCCAAGGTGCGGCAAATGAAACTGCACAGATGTCAGCAGAAGAAAGACAACGTTATGCTCAATTGAAACAATTGGGTGTGGACTTCTTTGACGTGAGATTTGAAACAATAGGATTTAAAAATGCATTGGGCGATTTAGAAGTGGCTACTGAAGAACAAGTGAAAGCACAAGAAGTTGGCGCAAAAAGTGCTCTACTATTTGACAAATCAACTCAAAGATTAAGAACTGCCTTTCAAGCATTGTTGGCTCCTATTGTTGATATGCTTAATCCTGCAATAGGATTACTAGCCTCTGCTATTGAGCAGTTGGTAAGTTTTTTCGATTTTCTAAAAAAAGAATTAGGAGCGTTTGGTACAGGCTTGAGTGCAGTTACGGCAGTGCTCGCAACCATGTACACTGGTAAATTGGCAAGTGCAGGAGTAGGCGTAGCCGCTAAAGGTGGAAAAAAATTAATGTCATACCTTCCAGGTATGGGAGGTGGAGGCGGAGGTCCAGGCATATTAGGTAAAGCAGGCGCAGGTGCAGGCGGATTGCTAGGCGGTGCAGGCGCAGGCATGAAAGGTTTAGCAGGAGGATTGAAAGCCTTTGCTAATCCTCAAACTGTGATAGGTGCCACAGCATTTTCGGCATCAATTGCCATTATAGGTGCAGGTTTAGCCGCGGCAACTTGGCTGATGGGCGGAGCATTAGAAAAATTTGCGTCGGGTCTAGGCGCAGTTGGAGAAGTAGACGGTAAAAATTTAATGGCAGTTGCCAAAGGTTCCACAGCATTGGCAGGAGCAATGGCAGTTATGAGTGTTGGAACCACAGCCAGTGCGGTCACAGGCTTCTTTGGTAAAATTTTTGGTTCAGGACCAGAAAACTTTGCCAAAAACTTGAATAAAACACTAGATGAGCTTGACAAAAACAAAATAGATATGTATGCTAACAGTTTAGAGAACTTAGGAAATGCAATGACAAGTTTAAGAAGCGGAATGACAGGCACAATCACAGCATCATCAAGTTCAACAGGTGATAAATTGGATAGGTTAAATAACACTATGGAACAGATTTTAATGACAATGAACGATAATAATCGTTACAGTAGAATCACTTCACAAGCAACACAAGACACAGCGGAGAATTTCGGATAATGAGTTGGAAAAAGTTTTTTACAGAAGTGCCAGTTGAAGGCGCAACAGGTGGAATGTTTTCACCTTTAGGTGGTGGAATAGGCGGCAAGCCAGGACCAGCAAAATCCAACTACTCATCATATCTTCCAGATGTGTACAGCGGTGCTCCAAACAGAATAGAACGTTACGGACAATACAATGTGATGGATCTTGATTCTGAAGTGAATGCGGCATTGGATATTCTAGCAGAATTCTGCACACAGAACAACACGCAGAACGGCACACCATTTAAATTTGAATACAGACAAAAAGCAACCAACACAGAAATACAGATCATTGAACAGTATCTACAACAATGGTGCAAATTAAATGACCTAAGCAAAAGAGTTTTTAAAATTATTCGTAACGTATTCAAATACGGAGATGCATTCTTTATTAGAGATCCAGAAACTAAAAAATTATTTTATGTGGATGCAACTAAAGTTTCTAAAATTATTGTGAACGAAAGCACAGGTAAAACTCCTGAGCAGTATGTGGTAAAAGACATTAACTTTAACTT